ATTTAGTAGTTGGGTTTATAATTAAAGGTTCTCTATCTTTCCTACCTACTGACATAAAATAATCTCTAAATTTAAAACCTTTACCGATTACTTTATCAGATAATTCTATCCATGTTGATGGTACGCCATAAGCATCTGCTGCAATAACACCATGTAGTGAACTTGCTGCTATCATTTCACATTCTAATATTTCATCTACAACTTTATTAATAGGATCTAATATATTAATTATTTTAATGCCATTCCGTCTTAATCTTTTAATCCATGGGTTATCTGCATCAATATAATGAGGAATAATTCCTATCTTATGTTTTTTTGCAATACCTCTTGGGTTATATAGTCTTGGGTAAAGTAAAGCAGGATCGCCATAAACTTCAGGACAATCGTAACCTTGATTTATAATTATTTCTCGAGTAAGAGGGCCACGAACGGCACAAATCTTTTTTGGTTTTTTAGATAGCCTGCGATCATCTCCTATAAAACCAGGACCCCATAAAATAGTATGCTCATCTGCCCACTGTAAAATACTTCCTAATACAATATGTTTCTCCTTTGTATTCCCATCGTTAGTATTAACCCATTGGCAGGTTTTACCTGAGATTTTTTCAATCATTACTTTATTTAAAGCATCACCCCAATTAGGTGTATGTTTATACCATCTTGCGTATATTGTATTATCCATTTCTATATTCATTTATTTTCTGGTGGATTATAGATTCCTCAGGAATCTTATCTTCTTTATTTAAATTCTTTTTTTGTATACCTAATCTTTGGCTATGTGAGCGATAAAAATATAAAGATTCTGATATTTGTCCAACTTTAATATTTGAATTTAATAATTTCCATAACCATAAAACATCTTCACTTCCATATCTTAATGGAACAACTTCATGCTCTTGTACACATTTTCTAAAAAATGCAGTGGCACATGCAGTATTTGAATGTAAACTTCTATAATTAGTTTTATCATATGATGTAACATCAATTGTAATATCATTACCCATAGGTGTAAATACACCAGCATTTTCTTCATGAAATCTTTTAAGATAAGAAAATACAATATCAACTTTAGGGTGTGCCTGTAAATAATCAACACATTTCTCTAATCGATTAACTTTCATATAATCATCACTATCTAGCCAAACGCCAAATTCTGTAGTAAGATTCTTTAATAGCATATGCCTAGAATAACCTATCCCATTATTAGCTTGACCTATAATATGTTTAATTCTATTAGGATATTTTTGCTGTAGGTGTTTAATAACAGCAGTAGTGTTATCTGTGCTGCCATCATCATAAATAAGAATATCAAAATTCTTATATGTTTGAGAAAAACAATTTCTAATAGTCTTTGCTAATAGATCACCTCTATTAAATGTTGGTATAAGTACCGTTACTTTTTTCATGTTATTTTTCGTTTACGTCTTTCTTAAATCTTCTACTTGCTTGGAAGTGTTCTATGACTGGTGTTATATTAGGATACATACCTCTCATACTATCAAATATCATTGTATATTCTGGTGGAAGGTTCTTATAAGTAAAATTAGGATCTTCTGCTTTCATCTTATTAATAACAGTATCTAAATTCCATTGCTCCATTCTATTTGATTCATTACCTTCTGTAACATTTATATCTCTCCACAATTCACAGATACGTTTAGTTCTTTCATTGTTTTCCATATAAATAGTTCCACTTAAACATTCATTCTTTCTCCATCTAAAGTCTTGCCATCTTACAGCTATGTCACAATTATAATTTTTAAATAAGTCTGGGCTTTTATGTACAACAGCATCAACGTCAACATAAAGTAATCTATGCTTAGGCCACTTAATTAACATATCTAACATAAACCCAGCTTTAAATCTAGTATTAGCTTGCCAATTACCTAAAGTCTTAACTCCAATAATATCATGATTAACTTTTAATTTATTTAGTGATTGTAATAAATTTTGAGCTTCTTCTTCATACGGTGTATTAACTGTATAATAACCGACAACCATTAAATTATCAAGGGTGCTGTTATCGCCTGTACTTATATGTTTAGTATTATCTACTACATCATTAAAAGATTGGGTTTTAATGTGTGGTGAGGTAGTTAATATACTTGATGATGAAAGATTAATAATTTCTTGAGCTCCTTTATATTCAGCCAAAGATTGTACTAAAGTTTTAGCATAATTATTAACTCTATTCTTAAATGACTTTTGGTCTACTTCTCTATAAGATTGATGAAAGTGAGTCTGCCCGTCAGAATTTAAATCAAAGCCTAATAAGTATATTTTTTTATAACCTAACAATAGAGCAAGTTGAATGCCACAATGTCCGCTGTTTTCGCCATGGGTAAATTCATTTAAACTTGAACCAAAGCCAGTTTTATTATAAGATTCAATAACTCCAGTGTATTTATAAAGATCTTCATATACAAAATTTCTACGAGTATCAACCACCTTACTATTTTTATATTCCATATAAGGGTGTGACATATTCGCTACAAAGTAAGTATAGTTGCATTTCTGGCTTAATTCATCTATTGGCAAAGATGCTTTAAGAAAATAGGAATAATCTGTTGTAATAAAATAAGTAGGGTTTTGAATATATTCAGCTGCTTTGTTTATAGCAATAGTATCATAACCGTTTAATTGACTAAAATCAAAACCATTAAGAGACGGCCCACCACCTACAACAAAACATATATCTTTTTCTACATTTGTAAATTCATTACTTAAAAAATTAATAGGTTTACTAACTTGTGGTGTATTCTTTTTAAAAGTTCTAGTTACATTAATCTTTTGGTGTTTATGCCTATCATGAGGTACTGTTTTAAAATTTTTTATATCTCTAACTGAAATTCTAGGAATATTCATAGGAACTTCTTTACTATAAGATTTAGGATCTAGCTTTGTTTTTATAATTTTTTTGCGGCTCATCTCTTAGTAACTTTTTTAATATTGTAACTGTATCTTTCTTGTATGTCATCATATCTTGGAATATTATTAGTATTCTTAACCATGCCACCTTTTAATTTATACAGTTTAGTTTTTTCAGAATCTTTACTATCTTCAAAAAACTCTTTTTCTTTTGCACCATCATGATCTTTTACAAATAAATGACCTAGGGCATTCCTCTGATTAGTAGAACTTGTAAAAAAATCAAAACCTATTAAGTCTAATCTTTCAAAATTTATAAATCTATTAAAAAAATTATAAACACTAATACCAGTTGAAGGTTTAATATTTCCTAATGAAGTTTTTAAAAGATTGTAAGTTTTATCATCTACATTATAAACATTTGAATAGTCTAACTTTTCACTAAATATAATAGGGCTTAAAATATAATCAATATAATTACTTTTAATAACAGTAGAAGCTTGTTTTGCAGATTTCATACCTATTGCTAAAATATGAGTGTTAGATCCAATACTATCTGATAATGCAGTTCGCCTAAATTGGTAACCGTTATTAATTCTAACTACAATATCATAGCTGTCAATAATATTTCTACTATTACTTCCTATCATCTTGCCAGAATTACCTACGATGATAATTCGTTTTTCTTGGCAATATTCCTGCAGCTCTACTAAAGAAACCATTTAGTTTAATTTTAATTATATATTAAGCTAAAAAAGGATCCATTTCTGGATCCTTTTAAAAAATTATAAGTAAGATTTAGTTTTCAACTTTAGTCATTACTGGCTCAGCTGGAGTTTCCTCATTTACAATTGGATCAGTAGCAGTTCCTTCTTCTCCTGCTGGAGTTGGTGGAACGAATACCTTAATTGCTCTTGAAATTAATTCAGCATCCTCGATAGTATAAGCACCTTTACCTTGTGCGATTCTTACAGCTTGTATTAATACATTTAATGCTTGCTGACCGTTAAGCTCTCCTGTTGGATTTACTTCTTCCGGATTTTGATTTTGATTTTCATTTGTGTTATCCATGTTAACTTTTTGTTTTTGATTTAAATATATTTATTATTATATACTTAACTCTTTAATTTGTTTACTTAATGTCTATATTATTTTCAGTATCTTCTTTTATTAATAGCGTTATAGTTAAAACTCCGTTTTCTACTTTTGCTTTAATTTTTTTAGTATTTACATCTTGTGGTAAAGTAAACCTTTTATCAAAAGATCCTAACCAAACATTGTCTTCATTTTCTGATATGATGCTTAATTCACCCTTTATCATTTTAACTTTTAAATCTTCTTTAACTAATCCAGGAATTGCTATTTCTAAAATCCACTTATCGTCTTCCTTTATACAATGCCAACCTTTTGATGGTTTTGTAAAGAAGTTTTCAAATTCATCCCAGAAAGGATCTTTTAATAGTGTATCAATATTATCGTTGATTCTTCTTGCTTGTGTTACTGGCTTAAAGCCATTAAAAAATGTGTACATATTTATTTAGTTTTTTACAAATAAAGATTTGTTTCCTTATTTATATACTATACTGAAAAAACCGTGCCAAAGTAAAATTGTTGACATATTGTCCATTTTTCTTTATAATTTATGTCAAGATGTCTGGTTTATAAAAAACAATGCCAGAAGTAGCGAAACTCCTGGCACTTAATCCGAAAACTAGTTTCGGTCCTAAGAGTGGGTTTTAATCCACTGGTTTTTTGTTAATCGTTTACCTTAATTGTTTCCTCACCAACATGCTGATGTGCATGTTTTATTGTAGGAGATAATAATGGGTGTTCACCAATTGAACTATGCGCAGCATGTATACAATAAGGACAGTTCTCCTCATACACCTTTTCAATCTTATCTTTGATTATTGCAGTATCTACTGATATGCTATAAACCGCTCCAATTAGCCATGACGCTACTCCAAAAAGTAGTGCACCTGCTAAATAAATTATTTTTTCTTTCATAATTGTTTTATTTTTTTTATTTATCCGTTACCTTTCCATTTTATATTGGTAATGTAGATTCAACTTCCTGTATCATTTCAAAGTGGATTTTAGCAATACGATCTCTACCGCTTTCACTCAAAAGATATTTATGGCAATTTTCTGAATTAGTCATAAAGAAATTTTCAGATAATATTGAAGGCATACTAGTTTTTCTTAATACCCAAAAATTAGATTCTTTATCTACATCACCATCTGAATAAGTATCCTTTCTCATTTTTTCATCTGGAAATTCAGCTTCTGCCTTTTTATAAAGTATTGTTGCTATCTCATCTGATTTAGTTTGTCCTACTGATGTATAACATGACCACCCATTAGCAGATTCATCACTAAACCCATTGGCATGAATGCTTACATAAATACAAGGTTTTTCAGATTCTTTTGCAATAGAGTTAGCTTTAGAAGTTCTTTCTGATAAAGCTATGTCTTCTTGTGTATCAACTAAATTAATACAATCAATGCCAGAATCGGTACATAATTTTATTAGCCTATTTACTATACCTCTATTAAATTCACCTTCGTATAATATTTCACCATCAGGCCATAACGGAGACCGCTTTCCTGCTGTTTGATATACACCGTCTATAATACCACCATGACCATTATCAAATATCCATAAATAATTTGATGCATCCTTTGAATTTAATTTATTTAAAAATTGAGCTTTGGATGAGGCCCATGGGCAGTTAATTATATCTTCTTTCATTTAAATACTTTATTTTACAAGATCTAATAATTGGCTTAATGATTGTGAGCCAACTTTTCTAACTTTTTCTTTATCATCTTCAACGACAACAAAACATGGAATACTTCGTACCCCATATTTTTGTGCTATATTAGATTCCTTATCTACATTTACTTTTTGGAATGTAACATCTGATTTACTTTTAAATTCTTCTGTTACTGATTTCATCGCCCTACACGGTCCACACCAATCGGCTGTGAACTGAAGTAATACTTTTCCTTTTTTTGGAATCTCCATATTTTATTTTTTTTTATTTGATCTTTTACAATTTTCCTCTTCATAGATTTCAATTAAATCATCTACTATAGGATCTCTGTGATTTTGTAATAATGTAATAGAAGATAAGTTTTTAATTTTAGATGATTGATTATACAAAAATCTAAATCCTGACTCACCTCTTCCTTTTAAATCAACTTGGCCATCATCACCACATATAATCATTTTAGAATTTATACCTACTCTGGTTACAATCATTTCCATCTGGTCATTAGTTACATTCTGTGCTTCATCTACAATAACGCAACTATCAACAAAGGTTCTACCTCTCATAAATGAAACTGGAACAATTTCTATTTGGCCGCTTTCTATAAAAGGTTGTACTTTATCCTTTCCATATAGACTATACATATTTTGATAAATCGGTTGTACCCACGGATCCATCTTTGCATGTAAATCACCGGGTAAAAAACCTATCTCTTCTTTTGATACGGTTGGCCTAGTTATAATTATTTTTTCATAATGCCTTCTAAATAATCCATCTAATGCAACTTGGCAAGCTAATAAAGTTTTACCTGATCCTGCTTTACCTGCAAGTAATGTAATTGTATTTAATAATATTGTTTGTTTTGCTATCTTCTGCTCTTCATTAAGTTTTAATTTAAATGTTATTGGATTTTTTGGTCTTCTCTTTTCTTTAAAGACTTCGTCATCGTATGTGCGTGCGGGCATATTAATATTTTATTTTTTAAAATCCTCCGAATCATAAAGTTAATCACAAAGGATTATGGTTTTGAATTAACACCTCTATTAAAAGGTCTAGCCGTTAATGGTGGCTTTACTGCTTTAGTTGGTGTTTCGGTTGTTGGTATCACAATAGGATCTCCAACTGGTGTAATATGCGAAGGAGAAACTGGCTCTATTACAGCATCAGCAACCTGTACTTCGGTAATTACCGTTTCAGGTGCTATGTGCACTTCTCCAATTTCTACTTGATTTTTTGCCTTTTCGGCATCACGAGAATAAGAATCTTCATCCAATAGCTCCTCACTTACTACTACTGGGATTTTACTTTTAACAAGGTTGTCTGTACCCTCATCTAAACTTTTTTTTTCAGTTTTCTCTGGTCTGATATAATCAACTAATGATTTAATAAATCCTAGTGCTACTAATGGAAGTATAGCACCACTAACAATAGATAAAATTCTTTTTTGATATATTGGCTCTGTTTCTTCTAGGCCAAACAATTCGATCCAACCCATATAATTTTCTAAATTAATAAAAGCATGAAAGGAATTAGCCATCATCTGAAATGAAGTTAGCAATAAGAATAAACCCCAAACCATTTGTTTGTTTGTTTTATCTAAAATAATAATAGCAGCAAGAGAAGCCGCTGCCCCTATTTCAAATCCTATCGCTAATGACCATGACATTAAACCACTATGGCTTAAATCAAAAAATGCAACAGAATTTATCATTGATATAGTAGCTACCAAAAAATAAAGGCTACAAAATATACCTATGATAAAATAATGTAATAATCTTTCTCTTAATGTTTTCATAATATTAATATTTTAACTACACCCATCATCACAGCCATTTTCATAAATTCTTGATGGAATTATTTTTGCTACTTGTAAACATGGAATCCCTGAAGTTTCAGCAGTACCTGCAGTTGTTAACTCTGTTAATAAGATTTCTGCAAATATTGAACTAGGGCTTGTTTTTGTGCACGCAGCATCTAAACATATTCTTACCATACCTTCATTATGAATAACACCATTGGCATCTACATATTGTAAGATAGTCATTACTAATCCTTTACAACCAGTAGGTACATCTGGATAGAAAAAGTTAGCAATTGTACAGTCAAACTCATTATATAACATAATTTGAATTTCTGTAAATCTATCTAAGTCTAAAGGAAGACCGTCCTTTCCAAAGAACTGTATATCTATACAGCCATTAGTTCCTTGCATTATTATAATAATACAATCAACTTGAGCAATAATTCTACCACATAGAGTTAATGCACATTTTGGATCTCCGCTTGTTGGAGTAGGTACGCCAGGTATTATAGGTGTATTAGCCACATTTAGTTATCTTTTTCTTCTAAGGCATTAATAGAGATTCTTTCTTTATCAGAAATTTCTTCAATTCTTAGAGTTTTCCAAGCTGGTACTTCTTTAATAAGTTTTATCATTTCAGCTTCATTAACTATCTGAGATGATAAAGTATCAATCTCTGTAGTTAGTATTCTTTGTTCTTTTTTGATTCTTTCTACTTCAGAATCAATGCTACATGATTTAAAATAAGTTAATACCATTATAACTATAATTATTTTAATTCCATGATCTGCAAAAAATTTGTTAAATTTATTCATTTGTTTATTTTTTAAATTCTTGTTTTGGTTTTGGTGTAATTTCTTTTCCTTTTGAAACTCTGTGATAAACTTGAGTTGACCATGGGTCCTTCTCGGCACATTCACAAGATTCGATATGCTCTCCGCACCGGGGGCAATCTTCCGCAATGTCTGTAAGTTCATCATCTATTTCTTTTTCTAATTCTTCGTCTTTACCAGCATGATTCCCATCCTTATGATCCTTTTCTGCTTTTTCACCAGCCGGTTCATGTTTCTTGTCCCTAACTTCAAAAAGAAAATCTTTATAGTTCTTAATAAACATTGTTTTTGATTTTTTTTATATATTCGGTTCAAGTACATACTTTTCGTGAAAACCCTTTACTAACTCCAAAAACATTTTGCCATATTTAGTTATATCGTCAAAAGACATTTCAAAAACCTGAGGAAAACCATCTGCTTCATTACTTATCCAAATTTCGCCGCCTTGTGGTTTTCTTTTATTCATTTCCCAGTATGCTAATGCATAAGCAGCAATTTGCATTTTATAATTTTCTATCCAATCTTCTCTTTTTGCTTTTTTCGAAGATTTAAAATCTAAGATCACTAGATGCCCTTTTTCATTCTCATATATAATATCTACCCTACCTGCATAACCCCCCATTACAGGTGAGTGTAGGGTATCTTCGATAGACACTACATTTGCAATACGATCAAAACATTTACCATTATAAAAATTAAAGAATAATTTTCTTCCTATATTAGTTTCTTCTTCAGTAAAACCATTTTCTTTTACAAATGGACCAATAAGAGTTTGCGCGTCAATAAGCCTTTCCCTAATAGTCTCCTTTTCTGATCCTAAAAAGTATTCACAAAATTGATGCATTACAGTTCCACGATTTGCTGAAAACTTAGATATGGCATCAGCCTTTTCTTCACCTATTCGTTTTCTCCATTTGTCAATACCAGACTTATCTGTCATTGCACCTAAGATTGTTGTTACTGATGGATATTTTTTACCTTTACCTATATTATAGTATCTTTTACCATTTATAGTTTCTGTTGTTGCTAATGATTGAGCTGTTGCCATAATCTGTTTATTTTTATATGTAAAAAAAGAATAAAGTTTAAGACAAAAAAACCGATAACATTATCGATTTTTAAGTATAATAAGTTTTATTATTTGCTTGCTGGTCCAAAGAAATCTTCTTGTTCTTTTGTAGATGCAAATCCTACATCTCTCTTACAGGTTGAACAATATTTCTTTATTGCCTTTTTCTCATCAAAGTTAATATCAAAACCATCTTGGTGTTTGCAACTCTGTTGGATAATTTCTTTTTCTTTTTCTAATTCTTTTAATTTGTTTTCAATGTGATTAACGTTAATTAAAATAGAAGGTTTATCATCTTGTTCCATAATTCTGATATTTTTTCACCATAGGATTGAAATATTAAATAAAGTATTCTTAGTATAAAAATTCCTACTGTAGTTTTAATAAATGATATAACAAAAGGCCAAAATTGTAAATGATCACGATCTGCGGATAATACTAAAAGAAATGAATTAGTTTCAGGTATTGGATTAAATTCTGGAGATACGTAATCGGAAATTCCCATATCCAAAAATAATTTATCATGTTCTCTTAATTGCATTAATACATACCCTTCTTGTGAAATAGGTTGATTTACAACTTCTTCTGGTAAATTAATTACAGTATAAATCCTTCCTATCCAATCAACCCTAAAACCTTTTTCTAAAAGTTTTGTTTTGTTCTCATTGGCGATCTTTCTGATCTTATACCAAATTTGTAATTCTTTATATAGTTTTCTTATGTACATAGTATTATCTGTTGTTTATGTATTTAGGCTTCGGAGAAGACTTTCATACTTTCTAGTTGTTTTCTGACTATTTTCCTTCCACGGAATATGCGGTTTTTCACAGTTTGTAAATTTATGCCTTTTTCACAATCAGACATTATATCTAAAATATCATTATAAGATTTTTTATTTAAGAACCTTTCCTCCATGAATCTCCTATACATTGGAGGTAAAGCTTTTATAGCTTCAGTTGTTAATCTTACTTTTTCTGTTAAGAGATGTTCAGCTTCCCAGTGATCTGCTTCTGTTGGTGGTAGTGAATTGTCTGTGTCAATGTGTGGTAACATAAAAGTAGGAGGATCAATTCCTTTATCAGTAAATGCATTCATACTTACTTTTCTATTTCTGTATCTTATCCATCCTATACATTCATTATAAGCAATACGATATGCCCATGTTGTAATTTGATAATCTTCATTGTATTGTTCAATTTTTAAATACACTGTGGTTAAAGTGGTTGATACAATATCATCGGCAACACTAGGATCTTTTACAATGTTGTTTACATACGACCATAATCCTGGTCTCATTTTAGCATATAACTGATTATATACTTTTTCGTTTTTTGTCTTTTTAAATTCAATTGCAAGTTCCTTGTAAGTCTTTTTGATTTTTTTAGCCATTTATGAAGTCTTTTAAAGTTAAATAATTAATAGGTGAGTATCCCCAAAAGTCAGTACAAATATTAAATCTGTTTTCAATTGTGAGATCTGTTTTATGATCAAATACTGTATGACCGTGAATATGAATAGTTCCTGAACCTTTACCGTTCCAAACTGATAGTGGATAATGACAAATAACAGTATCAAAATCTGTTAGTTCCATTATAGAATCATTAAAGAATTCAGCTTTAGGGAAGTCTTCTATAACTTCCTCTAATGCAGCATCATGGCTACCTTTTAGAAAATAGATTGTTCCGTTTAATTTTTTGAGTACTTTACGAGCGGTTATTGGATCCCATGCAAAATTACCTAGATGAAATACTACGTCGTTTTTCTTTACCTTTTTATTCCAATTTTTAATCAAAGTAGAATTCATTTCCTCTATATTATTAAATTGCCTATTTGCAATCTGAAGAATCTGAGGGCGACCGAACCAAGTATCGGAGGTAATGTAAAAATCTTTTTGTATTTCTTTATTCATATAATTGTTTTACAGTGTATTGTTTCATTAAATACAGTATAAATATAAACAAATTTATTGGGAACTGAAAACTTTTTAAGAACTTTTTTCAGATTTTATTAAAATAAATTAAGCAATCTCAAATCTGGTAGGATCGTGGGTTAAAGTTTTGCTATCTAAGTACTTACTTAATTTATTAAGTTCTTCATCTGCTTTCTTGTTTACTTCCCTGCCATAGAAATCTTTAAACAATTCTCTATATAATTGAACAGTAGCATCAAATGGCATGCCTGGGTGAAGATTTGCTTCTATTAAGTATAACTTATCATCTTTATCTATCATAATATCAAAACAAATAAAAGGTAGCTTTGAAAATATTTTACTAAATTTTAAAATTAACTTTTTGAAATTATTAGGTAATTTAGTAATGTCTTTTTTAATATATTTAAACATCATTTTATCTTTACCATTACCAACACCTGATGCAGCCTTTTTATTTAAAGGTTCTCTCTCCATCCAATAAAAAGCTTTGCCGTTTAAAACAAAAAATCTGTATTCTGCAACCTTATTAATATATTCTGAGTAAACATCTAACTCTGAATGATCTGCGTTGTCCCATTCTTTTTGATTTTTAAAAACTTGAATACCAATACCTGAATGACTATCAGTTGGTTTACCAATTAAAGGAAAACCTAATTTAAGAGCGTCTTTAGTATTATTTACTGTTTTTGGTATATGCTCCTGTCCATCAACTAATTCATGAAATTCTTTTTTATAGCTCATATTTACATTCTCTGGTAAATTATAAACATTTTCTTTTTTAACAAGACCTTTATTAATTAATTTTTCAGTGACTTCCTTTTTCCAATTCATTACAGGATATTCTTTATTAATATCTGCCTTCATCATATTGTCATCACCTAATTGATTCATAAACTTTTCTGCAGCAAATGGAGTATACCACCAAGTATGTCCACTCTTTGGATTAATTGCTAAATAAATTTTATGTAAATCATTTTCAGTATCAGGTGCATCTGAATGATTAAAGTCTGGTGCTCCTGCTGGTTTTTTTTCTGTTAGGAATTGTTCAAAAAGTTTTAAATATTTCAACACTATTTATTATTTTATTATATATCAGTTAACTGAAAGCTATAATCAGATAACCATTTAAATAAAGAATCATTAATAACAAGGTTTGCATTAACGGTTTCTTTTTCAATATTTAATTCTAATAAATTTAAAGCATCAGTTGAATCACCCTTAATAGTAATTAAGTTTTTCTTTAGTGGAGGATAAGACATATGAGAAAATGGATGGCTTAACATTTCTTTTACTAAATTAAAATGTCTTTCATAAATATGCAATGAATGAACAATATGAGTATAAGAACCCATTTTAAGATTAGGATAAGTTAATTGTAAATGCCTTAACATTTGCTGTTGTAATAAACAAAAGAATGCTACATCAGTTGCTGTACCTAATATTAAATCATTAGATCTCATATCAACTGTAAAGTTTAATCTGTTATCTCTAATCTGAAATACACCATTAAGAGTACATACAAAATCTTTATTACCTTTCCATTGATGAGAAGGTTTATTAAAATGAACAATTGCTTGCCTTGAATCTTTATCTTCTATTAAAGAATCTAATGCCCACTGATATTGATTTCTGCCATCAGATAGCCTTTCTTTAAATAAAAGATTACCATAAGCAGAGTTAACAGTACCATCCCCGTTATCTAATTGACTCCAGAACTTAGAATACTTACTGATAAAATCAATATCTTTTCTACCTGTAAAATACCAAACAGTTTCACCAGCAATATATTTAAACTGGCTACTTCTTTTTTGATTTTCATAAAGTGGAAAATAAGGATCATCTATAACTAAAGCTGCATTACTTATTTCTTTAATTTGCATACCTCTTGGTTTAGAAGTATAATCAGGATTCTCTAAAGTATCTCTTAATGCCTTTTCATAAACATCTGCAAATGTATCTCCTCTATATGTTCTCATTCTTTTTATTCTTTTCTCTAATGTTATTTAATGCTTCTTCTAATCGGTCTCTAAATGGCATATGAATATATTTGCCACCTAAGTCAGATAAACGCCTACTCTCTTCAAGTACCTCACCTCTTATTCCTTCATTATAAGCTTCATATAATAAATCCTCAGTCTTTCCCATTATTCAAATAAGTTTAATTGTTTGTTATCACCAGTTACTATATTTTCGTGGTGTAAGAAATCTGTTATAATATTAGATACCTCTATTGCACTCATTGTACCAACATTAATGTGTAACTTATTTTTAATAGTACTTAACCTATGGGCTCGTTTAAATCCATCAACCTCAGCTTTAACTTCTTCTTCATTACCATAAAATGATTTGCCATCATCTCGTTTTAAAATAGTATGAGGATCATTGGTTAGAGTAATTAAATATAAATCTTCTCTTAATGCTTTAGTAAATTTCTTTTCAATATCAAAAACATAATCACCAGAGTAACCTCTATATAATGGTGAATAAACAGTTTCACCTAAATGAGATCTATTAAAAATAATGTTAATATCATTATCACCTTTTTTATAACCTACTTTAGATTTCATCATTAATAAAAACATACTTTCATAAAGCTCTTTAGAATATGTAGTATGTTTTTCTATATCATCTTTAAAGGGTAATGATGAATAATGTAGCTTATGAAAAACGTGATCACTCATGTTTTTAATAATTAAATCCTGTTGGGTATCTTTACCTACATTATCGGTACCTTCTATAATAATGAATTTGCTCATGTTTTATTTTTATATGATTAAAAGTTAGAATTGTTTATGAGAATATCATAATCTTTAAAGTTTGCAAAATCAATTTCATCTGCATCTATCCTCCGCTGTATTTTATCATTAAGATCTCCTCTTTCTTCTAATCGCTTTGTTCTAACTTCTAAAGGTATATCTAAATAAATGATTGTACAATCTTTTCTATCAATAGGATTTATTGCTTCTACACCTTTAGGAGTCATTACAAATAAATTACAATTCTTTTTAAATTGATCATGACTCGTTCCATAAAACCATCCATTGAATTCTACATACTCATACCAGTAGTTATTATCTGCAAAATCCCTAAAGTCCTTTTCTGATATAAAATAATAATCCTGACCATCAATCTCGCCTTCCCTTGGAGGTCTTGTAGTATAAGATGTACCGTATGTAAATCCTCTACCCTCTAAAACCTTTCTCATATGATCTTTTCCAGCAGCAGCCTTTCCTATTAGTATTACTTTATTCATTCGTTATAGATTCTTCTGCTTCAAAGGTTCTTTCTAATGTTGATAAACAATCTTCTGCTTCGGCTAATGATCTGGTTAGAGTCATCATCTCCTCTATATGCTGAGGGTGTTCACCTATACCTACCGGGTTTGTTAAATAAATTGTTAGTGTTGCTAAAGCTAATTGCTTTTGTGCTTCAAATTGAGATTTTAAAGCATCATAAATTATATTCTTATTCATAGTTAGTCTGTTAAAAGTTGTATGTGTTCAAAATTATTTTTAATTTTTTCATTAAAGAATTTTCCGATAGATTCTGCTTTACATAAGTTATCATATAATTCAGGATCTACATTTGCATATTCATATAGAGCACCACCGGTAAACTCTACCTTAAGAGTACCTGTACTGAAGTTGTAAATATATTTGTTGATCATTGATGAATCAACTGTTGATGATTGTTCTTTTAGCATAATTATTTTAATTTTATTGTATAAAGTTTTTTTAATTTTGGTATACTTAATCTCTTAGTTTGTGATAACCATTCCCAGGCGTCGTTTTCAGTTTCAGCTTCGCATGCTGTTGTACAATCTTTATTGATACAGAATTTAAAAATTTTCATAGGGTAGGTATTTATTATTATATGTCGTTTATTAAAAAAGTTTACTTAATTGATTGCTTTAATTTTTTAAGATCTCCTAAATACATTTCTTTAGGATCTGTTGCTTTTAATGTTTTAAGAGCAATAATACACCCTTCTTTTTCTAACAATAGTTTTTCATATCTTTCTTTTGTTAATGAATGAATAGCCATTGATAAAAGATAATCATATGAACTATGAACAGTGTCATATGAATTAGTTTTTAAATAAGTTACAATCTTTTCCTTAGGTACATTGTTAATTTTTAACTTGCCATCAATAATATCTTTAATGAACCTTGCTTTATTTGTTACTAATGCTAATTGCTTTTCAGTTTTATCAATTAAATAATCTTTCCTTGTTTGATACCACTGTAATCTTACACCAACAAAATGTTTTACTATATCTTCGGCTTTATCAAAGATCTTTAATTTACCATGTTCATCGAGTGTTGTTAGGTTTTCAGTTTCTTGTGTATTTAATCTTAAAGCCCTTTCTAATTTACCTTCACTGCTTATTAAGTTAGTTAATACAGATCTTTTAAATTTTAATGTGTACTCAATAGTTTCAGACGAATTATCATCGTAAGAAGCTATTATACCTTTTTCTTGTAAAAGATTTAAGATTTCTTCATATCTTTCATATGTATAGTTTGGTGGTATTGCAGTTATCTTTACTGTGGTTGTATTAATTATTTGATACTGACCTTTAATCTTCCATGTTTTAGGATTTTCTAAGTCTCTAGTAAAAGTTCCTTTAAATTCTTGTATCCACGGAGCTAATACTTTCATCTTTTTATTATTAAGAGTAGATATACATGCATCTACTACATCTTTAGGATTTCTATTTAAAATATTTGTAGCAAACCCAACAGCAATACCTGATGTACCATTTAATATAACAGTTGGTACAATAGGTAAGAAAAATGCAGGTTCTATTTTTTCACCTTCTTCTATTTTATTTTCTAATAAATCAAAGTCTTGATAAAGTAATCTAAAATTAGGATGTAGCTTTGCACTAATATAACGAGGTGCACCAGCAGCAGGACTTCTTAAAGAACCGAATTGACCAACACCTTCAAGTAATGGTAATGAATTTTTAAATTTTTGAGCCATTCCAACCATTGAAGATTCTAATGAAGTATTACCATGATGATAAAATGCCTCAGCTGCAACTCGACCTGCAAGTTGAAATAACTTCATAGGTTTTTCATTACCAGTTTTCCAGATTTTATTTGCAATATAAACAACCTTTCTCTGTGTTGGTTTAAGTCCATCAATGCAACTTGGTATAGCTCTGTTTTCTACAACATATCTTGCATAATCTAAATATTCTTTATCAAAAAAAGATGTTACAGTTCTAGTGTTTTTCATTTAAAATAATGATTTGTTGTTTTTAATTATTACAGTCTCTCCAAGTATCTTTCCTTTACGTGGTGTAGAATCTTTAGAGAACCATATATCTAATGTATTGTTAAATCCATTGTCTTTTGTAAGAGTAAAGGTTCTCGGGCTTCTAATGATCTCTTTATATTCTGCATCTTCGAGTGCAGCTAAACCTTTCTTATATTCGATTGACCAAGAATTTAAATTTTTCTGTTTAGATTCCCATTCTTGGTAATCATCATCTGAATAAAAGTTTAAAGATTCTTTACCTTTCTTCGCAACCATAAGAGGAGTTTCTACTTTAAGTATTCTACCTTCACTAAATAGTTCTGGCCAATATTTACCTAAGAAATTAATTAGCAGTGCTGCAATAGAATTACCGTCTACATCTGCATCGGTATATAAAAGTATTTTACCATATCTCAGATCTTTAGGTTCATGTCCGATCTTTAAACCCATAGCAGCCATCATTGATTGTACCTCTTTATTCTGTACAACCTTAGATGCTGTTAATTCTCTAACATTTATAAATTTACCTCTTAATGGAAATGCTCCTTGGTACTGAGGCTCTCGGTATCTTCTAAATGCAGAGGATGCAGAATCACCTTCAAATATTGCAAGTGTACATTTTTCCCTGTCACCTCTTTTCTTTGCATCGATTAATTTAAGAACTTTAGTTTTATCTAAACCTTTATTTAGTTTCCTAAGCTTTGCTCTTTCTTCTGCATCCTTTTTTCGCTCAATCCAATCTAGTACTGATTGTATGATTTCTGAATTTAAAACTTGCCTTAATACCTTTTCACTTAAAACATGGCTTGTACCAAAATCCTTAGGGGCAGTAATTAATTTTTCTTTTGTTTGTGAAGAGAATGCTGGATTAATAACAGTACAGTTAATAAACAAATATAAATGTTGTCTTAATTCAGAAGGTTTTACATCTACTCTGTATTTTCTTTTAATTTTATCTCTAAGATAAGATGTAATTTGCCAGTCTATATTATTAACATGAGTACCGCCATCTTTAGTTTCTACAGAATTAACAAATGATATTGCTTTAAAGCCAGTTGTTGAATGCCCTATTCCAATTTTCCAATGTTCTGATTGATCATAAAAGACTGGAGTTACATAACGATTAGCATAATCTTTAAATGTTCTAAACGCAATTGCTTTATCGTTTAAGAATATTTTAAGAGTAGGATTACATGCTGCAATATCAATAAGCCTTTTAGTTATCATTAAATAATGATTCTTATTAATACCCTTTAAACCAAATCTTTTAAAATCAGTAAGATATGTTATTTTTGTAAATGCAGTTTTCTTATTTGTAATTTTAGCTTTAGTTCGTTCAGACATGTTATTTTTAAAAGTCTGAACAAATTGTTTTTTACCATCACAAGTTTCAATTATAAATTCTTTACTAAATATATTTGTTAGTGTACTACCTACACCATTTGTTCCAACAACAACCCTATCTTCAGTATCATCAAAATTACTACCAGCTTTTAGATTTGAAAAAATCATTTCAGGTACCCACTCATCATACTCTTTATGAATCTTTACAGGTATACCTCCGTTATCCCAGATTGATATTTGCCCAGTAGCCATATCAATATCTACTTTAACTTTATTTAGCTTAGCATTTCTTTTATGTTCATCAACTGAGTTAGATACTATTTCATCAAAGAGTTTTAAGAAACCTGGATTATAGGTTACTTCAGTAAGTTGAAATTGATCTTTACCTTTCATTGGTAAAAAAACTTCTTCTGTATGTGGCTTAATTGAACCGACATACATACCTGGTCTTAATAGAACATGTTCTGTATCTGTTAATTTTTGGTATTTCTTTTCAATGCTTACTGCCATATTTTTATTTTTATATAGTCAATTTATCTATTTGTTTACTGAACGATCTTTTGAGTGTAGTTTTAAGAGAATGCAAATAAATATCAAAGTATTTTTCTTTATGTGCATCCTGCCATTTAATTTCCCAAATAGATATTAATCTTTTAAGAGCAGGGTAATGATAACGGTTATTATTTTTATTTGTTATCACCTTCATAACATATGAATAATCATTTGTCATATTGATCGATTTCTTCTTATGTTATCCCACTGTACTTTTTTAGAAGAACCTAGCATTTTATACTTAGATACCTTGTCATTAAACGAGTTCCTGGTTTGGTTAACTTGCGTTTGTCCGTTGTTTGTTTCTTGATTTGTTGTCATTACTTATTTTAACTATTTTTATTTTGTGGAGGTGGTGGGATTCGAACCCACGTCCAATATGTATTCATAAAAAACATTCTTACAGTGTAGGATAAGTTTTTATAAACTTCCAAAAATCAATAATGTTTTAAGCATAACATTCTAAAACTGCGTACTGTATAAAACTCTTAAGGTGGTTTTTAATAGCTAGCCCATATACACCTATACTGCTTCTTTTTACATCTTGGTTATTTACAAGCATACTAATAACATGATGTGCATTACTTACCTACTTAGGCAGCCATTGCGTACTCAGCGTTGTCGGCTAAGGTCGATGTAGGTCATCACCCGGTACTGTGGTTTTTATTTCAATCATACTGTCAAAAGCCGTGCACCCCCGATAATTCAATGAACTTTATTATATATTATAAGTAACTTTAGGATGTAGGTGAAAGGCTCTTTTTAATTCATCATATCCTTTCTTTGAACCAAATCTATTATTTGCGCCTATATGCCATTCAATCTTTTCATCATCAGAATATTCACGATATTCTTTGTAGTCATATATAGTAATTGCAGTACTATCCTCAGTTTGCATTTCCCATTCATTTTGTACCTTTTCAGTAATATCATTATCGGTATACATTACAGTACCGCATACTTTTTCTATATCTTGTTTTGTTGCAAAAAAGGCATGCCCATGGAATGATACATCTGTTGCTAAATCTGGTCTTTCTAATCTGTTCATTTTTTCTAGTGTTATTGTTCAGTATATTATAATAGTAACAAATCTTTCTTACTTCTGAAAGATTAGTATGGCATTTCTATATTTTTATTTTCTTCAGCTCTAAATTTTGCAAGCAATTTAGTACATAGGATTTTAAGTTCTTTAGAAAACTCACCTTTTTCAATAATCCAATTAATGTAATTAGAATCATTCTTATAAACAGTTTTAAAAGCAAAACCTTTATGTTTACCAAAATTAAATATAATTGTTCTTTTGCCATCAACTTCAGCAAATTTTAATTTACCACTTAAATCTACTTGATCTGCTCTACGAGTATTTACTTCTTTGTCAATCTCCTCAGCAGTTTCAGCCATTGAATAAACCTCTCTCTGTTTTTGAAATATTTCCATTGTAGCTCTAACATCAGCTTCAGCTCTGTGGGCGCCTTCTAAATCTTTACCTGTGAATTTTTTATAAGTACTGGTTAGATCTCTTTTTTCATAGTTACTGTATATAAGGAAAGGGTCCATTACAGCTCTACTGCGATGATCAAATATAATACCACATCTCATAAATTCCTCGCATAAGAATGGTACATCAAAGAATAAGGCATTATACCCTCCTAAGTCACTATCACCAATAAAATCATTTATTTCAGATGCTATCATTTCAAAGGTAGGTTTATCCTTTAACATCTCTAGAGAAATCCCATGCTTATCTACAGCCTCAGGTCGCATCTCTACATTTCCTGGGTTAACTAATTGATTATAAGTTTCAATTTCATTTCCATCAAAATCAGTCTTGATCATACATATCTCAATAATGCGATCTGATGTTGTACTTATTCCTGTGGTTTCTAAATCAAACCAAACTATATTTTTCTTCATACTATACTTTTTACTTTAGCTGTTATTATATTTTATATAGCTAAAAATTAAGTTAGTTTTAAGAAAATTAAAAAGTTTTTAAATTATCTGTTTGGATCTACTACTTCGAAGGTTGCGGACTCTATGTTACCTGGTAGTTGTGTAATTGCTGTACTTAGGCTGGACAATGTACTATTTAACCTTTTTATATCTAAACCACCCGAAGATGATTTTGCTGCAGCAGGGGCAGCACCACGATTTCCACCATCTAGCGCGTTTAACCCTTTATCAATAAGACCAGGTCCACCTCCACCAGTTTCTTCCATCATATCTCTAATATCTTCTACTGCTCTGGCTAAAGCTCTATATGCACCTCTGTCTTCAGATAGAGCAGAGCTTGATTTAAATAGATCACCAAATGCAACTGTCTTGTCAATATCTATTTTATTAATAGAATCTGCAATCTTAGAAATTCCATCAGCTGCTTTGTCTAATAGTCCTTTTTCTGCAACATCTCCTAATGTTACAATGAATGATGAGAAGTCTTTTAGTTGCGGTGATATAAGAGGGTTAGTTGCATAGAGATCACTAAATGCAGTTCCTATTGATGTTAATAGAGTTCCAATAGATTTTGCAACTGAAACAGGATCAAAGTCTCCACTAAACGCTTTAAGCCCAGCTGCAATATCAGTTAACGCAGCACCTGCACCGTCTACTGCATCAATACCTTTTTCAATTTTATTTTCATCCCATGATATAAACCAATTACCATCAGATTCTTCATTTTCACTTCCACCTACAGAAGCAAAAGCTTGCCCTACCATTCCTAAGACTGCTTTAATTTTTGCTGCTGTTGCATTTGGATCTTTTAAACCCGCAAATTTTTCTAAGGCTGTTCCTATTTTAACTAATTCATCACCTGCACCTTTAACAGATCTAATACCTTCTTCTGTTGCTGTTGACTTAATACCAAATAAACCACTAAAAAATCCACCTGATTCAACATCTTGATCCGAACCACCTATTGCAGCAAAAGCTTCAGAAACAAAACCAAGCACGCTTTTAATTTTACTTGCAGTTTCTTCTGGATTTTTTAATCCTTTAAAAGCTTCTAAACCAGTGGCAATTCCTGTTAGTGCGCTTCCTGCATCCATTACAGATCTAATACCTTCTTCTGTTGCTGTTGACTTAATGCCAAATAAACCACTAAAAAATCCGCCTGATTCAACATCTTGATCAGATCCACCAATTGCAGCAAAAGCTTCAGACACAAATCCAATAACCTTTGCTATATCTTTTGATAATCCTATAAAATCAATTTTTGATTTTACTAATTTTTGAAATACTGTTAAACCTGTTGCTATGCTAGTTAATGCTTTACCTGCCCCCATAACAGAATCAACACCTCTCTTGGTTGCATTAGGACTGAATGTATTTCCAAATACTGCACCAAACAGTCCACCTGGGCTTGCAGGTTCGCCACCTGCTTGTGCAAATGCTGATGTTATACCAGATAAAGTTCCAGCTAAAGTTAAGCTTTCGCTATCAGACCAATTTAATTTTTGATAATCTTTTAGCCCTGTGGATAGTGCAGTTAATGATTTACCTGCAGCGGCAAAACCAACAGCAGCTGCTGTCATTGCGACCGCATCGGCACCACCGCTTATTGCCCCACCTATACTCTTAAAGATTCCACTTATTACTCCACCTTTATTAGGAGGTCCTAAAAATGCCATCTTTACACCAGCTAATGTTGTTGTTAATTTAAGAGCATCATCTTCAGTAAAGTCAACCTTTTTCATTGCCTTTAAACCTGGTGCTAATGCCATTAAGCCTAAACCTATTGCACCAAATGCAGCAGCACCTGGTATAATAGCTATTGCACCTAAACCTGCTGCTGCAAATACTAAACCTAACGCAGTTAATACACCAGCCTGAACACCAACGCTTTCTAATGTTGCACCTTTAGTAGCTTCAGCAAATGGAGTATACCCCATACCAAATATAATTAACCCAGCGCCCATAAGAACAAGAGAAAGTGCACCTTGCGCTATTAAACTTAAACCAGCGCCTAATAGGGCAGTTACTAAACCCATACCTGCTATGACTGCGAACTGTATGCCAATATCACCAATAGTAGGTGCCGTTGTTGCAATGGCTGCTGCAAATATTGAATAACCTATCCCGAATGCAATTAAACCCAAGCCCATAAGAGCAAGAGATAATGATCCTTTATTAATTTGTTTATTTAGCAACCCGATTAATGCCACTGCGCCACCTATTAAAACTATACTAGCAACCATTCCTATAAGAATAGTAGGCTGTAGCATAATAAAAAATGTAGTTATTGCAAATATAGCTAAACCTATACCAAATGATTTTAAAGAATCCCCAACCCTATCTAGTGCCTTTGCACCTTTCTTTATTTGTTTATCACGCTTACCAAGTAGCATTATAGCACCACCTACTAAAACTAAACTAACAATTAAAAATGGAATTGCAACAATACCAACAATAGCTACTAAACCAGCAAGAGCCAACCCTTTAGCAAATGATAATAGCGAAGTACCCATTAAGTCTAAAGCCTTAGCACCTTTATTGATTGTTTTTGAATCTTCTCCTAAATCGGTAAATGTAGTGTATAAACCGTTTACCGCAACCTTTAATAATTTTACCCCTACTAATCCTATTGGTAAAAGGAGTGTTGCTAATACTAAATTTTTTGCAAATGTGCCAATAGAATCAGCTATTAATTTAAACCCTTCTGCACCTTTCTTTATTTTCTTGCCATTAAACGTATCCATGATATCAAAGAGATCATATAAGGTATCTCTAAACTTTTTAATACCCTTCTTTGGTACTAGCTGAAATAATAACATACCTTTTGCTAACGTTGATGCACCAGCTCCTAATAGTCCTAATGCTTCACCACCCTCTTTAAGTTTTCCTGTTTTTCCACCACCAGCAGCCTTTCCTTTACTACCACTCTCCCCACTAGCAATTTTAGCTAATAATTTATTGCGATTTAGTGCAAGCCTCATCATTATTATATCTGTATTACCATCCAATACACCAGTTTGCGCAGCAACCAATTTATCTAATTTCTGTAGTACAGCATTAGTGCCTTGCATTTGTGTGCCTATTGCTACAGACAAAGAATCCACAGCTTCCGCCGTAGATTCAGTAGCAGCTTGGATCTTAGTTAACGGATCCATCAAATCTTTTAAAGTTACAGCAGCCATTTAAATTTTATTTTTATAATTTTGGCATGGATATATTAGGCATCTTAGGCATCTTAGGATTTTTCATTTTACTAGATAGCCCATCCATATTGTATTTATCCTGTGTGTCTTTAGTATTTTGTTGTTCTTGTTTATTTCGATCTTTTAACAAATCATTATAGATTTCCAGCGTATACTCATATTCATAGAAAGGAAGCAAATCCAACTCTGATGGTTGGAGATGCAACTTTTCTAATAATAGTACTCTAATTTTAAAGAAGTTCAGAAGAGATATCTGAAATAATGAATAGAGCTTTAATACCGCCGGGAAACGTTAGTGGCACGGTGACCTCCTCACCGCAGCTTTTACATGGAAATACCATCTCCGGTTTAACACCGACTTTCATATCTTCAGCTAATCTGTAGACAATTGTATATTTTGTAGAGTCCCAACCTTGAAAGGATGTTATCTTTGCAAATATATCTTTTTCATTCCATCCTCGCCATTCTCTCTGTAAGTAAGGTAATATAGCCAGTGTAGATTTATCCCACCCTAAGTTTTTTTCTTCTCTATCTCTCACGTAATCAGTTATGGCCCGCATAACACCTATAGTAGGAGGTGCCATTTGTATAACACCATAACTTTTTGTAGATACAGAATAACACCTATCATTTTCATCATAGTATTTTTCAAATTTTTCTACCACAGAATTAAACTGTAAATTAGTAGTTCTTAACTCTATAGATTCTTGAGATTTACAATCTTGAGATTTACAACTCTTTTTACCAACTGGCATCATTAATGTTTGTTCACCAGTCTTAAATGTTAATTCTCTAATTGCTAAAATTAAATAAATACGATCTTCCTCAAGAATATCTTTATAAGAACCTCTTTGCTTTCCATACATTACTTTACAGCATGATACTACTATATTATTTAAACCTTCATCTACTTCTCTAAGATTTTCTTCATCAATAGTTGAAAAGTTTCTAATTTCAGCAACTTTTGCAGGTCTAATATGAATTTCAAAATCATCCCTATAAAATTTACCCTTAGAAGGGAATGTATTAAGATCCAATGTGGTATAACCAACCATTGCATTTATTCTTTTAATCTCAGGATCATCTGAAGTAATTTTACCCATCTGTCGTGCAACATCAACAGTTCCTAAATCTTGTACTACTTTATTTGGAGTTTCTGTTGCTTCAACTGTAATACCTTCGGCTGCTTCAAATTCTTTTTTAATATTATCTTCGTGTTCGTTTGACATTTCTTAATTATTTTTTATTAATTGTTTTTCTGGTCTAGTTTCATCAACAATATGTTCTACTATTAATTGTCTAACATACCTTGAAATGGCCACAGGTTTAATCCTAGTTTCCATTGATTTTTGTATAATAATTGCATTAAGACTATCTTCATCTTCAGGCGTTAATAATACTTGTAATTTTTTGGTAAGTTTTTTCTTTTGAGGAATAAGCTCCTGTACAGTTTCATTAAAACCATATTTAGGATTATCAGATTTAAACTTATTAATCCAATATTCTACTCTTTTTAAAATATCACTTAGTGAATCGTTTTCTTTAAAAACTTCTAAGACTTCTCTGTTAAATGAAGTAGTTCCAAAATCCTTTACGGCACGCTTAATGTATTTACCTGATCCAAAGTTATTAGGGTTATCATTTGCTGAATACCCTACATAAACTTTGTTTGTTTTCTGTTGTTGTAATTTATAGATTATCATTTTCTATATTATATATTTTATATTATATATTAGAGTGAAGGCAAAAAAACTGGGAATACTTTAATATTCCCAGTTTTAATATTTAAAATTTATGATCCTACATTCTCCTCGACCCAGTGATCACAACGATAAGTCATCGTTAATTCTACTGCATCTAGAACTGTGTAATTTAATTCATCAACAAAATCAATTTGTGTTACAGGGAATACATCTTTAAATGTAATCTTTCTATAAATATCTCCTGCTCTGTTATATTGAACTAAAATCATACTTCCTACATAATCTTTCTTTAATCCCATTTCACCAGTTAATGGATCATAGATTAAATTAGTCCAATTACGGAAAGTATTATAGATGTAATTTTCATTTGCATCATTTAAGTTAAGAGTAAAGTTAACTGGTAAATCAACAAACGTCTGCGCCGGCATACCTGCGAAAGATCTATCGGCAAACTTATATTTTTGATTTATAGCATCAATTGATGGATTTAATCCATTTAATCCTCCAATAGATATTACTTGCTCTAGTATCAGACCTGTGTCATCCCCTAATGGCGAAAAAACAGTCAGCTCAAAAAGGTTTGGTTGGATTGGTTCGAACCTTTGGCTACTGGCCCTTGATTGGGTATAATGTGGTAACGGCATAGTTTTATATTTGTTTTTTTATATATTCGTCTTTAGTTGCTTCTTATTGAAAGTTTCCTGTACTTATTGCCCCAGTTCTTAAAATAGTTGTTCTTTGTACAAGAATTTCCATTCCTCTTACTGGTTCAATATATGTATCTAAGATACCTACATTCTGATCAATTACTTCTGGTGTGTTATTTGTTTCATCCATTATATTTCTATAATCATAAACACCATCATCATTTTGAACAGTTGATAAAAAGTTATCAGCTAATGTTTTTATTTCTAATCTTGTTTGAGCCGTATTAAATTCAAATAAGTAGTTTTTAAGAATTGCATCAATACCATCTTGGATATAAATTACAACCTCTCTAACGTTAATTGAACTTAAAGCAGATTTAGGAACCTGTTGTGCAGTTTTATTTGCAAATATAGTTGGTCCTGTTCCACTTTGGAATACTATCGGATTAATTCCGAATGGTTCTAGATAATAA